CTTTTAATTCTTGATAAGTGCCATCTTCTTTTAAAACCCAATGATTAGGTGTTATATCTAAATAACCAGTTTGATGAGTAACTCTATGTATTAAGTCGTTTGGGTGATAAAATACTTCAGTTACGTTAGATAGTACTAACCTACCTATTTCATCAAAAGCCCAAACCTTATCGCCTACTTCAATCTCTGAGATTAAAATAGCACCAGTTTCTATTAAAATTTGAGTATCACTAGAGAAGCAGCCACCACCACCGCCACCGTCAATAAGAGGTACTGCTGCATCATCTATATAAATAACTGTCATATGTAATTTACTTCCTTAACCAGTTCTAGTAAGTTCGCTTCTATCTTTGTATATTAAATCTATAACATATATAGTATCTGATGCACCATGAGATATAGTTTCAACATGACCACTTAACATTTGACCTGCTACTCTTGGCATACCATATATTAAAGGTATAGAAGTACTAGGATCTGTACTATTATCTAAAGCGTCAAACATGTCATTATTTCTACGCTGCGCAGTATCACTTGGCCCTCTCATTTCAGGAGGTTTCATTAGTAGTTGCATTAATCCTGATAAGACGAGACCGATACCCATTTTAAGTAACCCACCCGCAGATATTAAACCTCCAAGAGCTGGGGTAGAACCTACGAAACCCCCACCACCTAAAGCTAGAGGAGCACCTCCTAAAAATACCGCAGCAGCTATTAAAACTATACCTAATATGATTCCAAGTCCTCTTCCAGAACCTGCAATTATAGGAACAAGAGTTAACTCTTTATTTTCTATTTTATTTATATAATAATTTTCTCTAGTTAATATCTTACCTTGAGAAGTTACTAAAGATAGATTTTCTCTAAGAGTTCCTGCTGAAATTTGTCTAATATACTTTCTAATTTTCGGGAATAATACATTAAGAGCATCTTTTATATCAGATAAAGAATCTACAGCAAAAGTATGAAATTTTACTCCAGTCATTGGTTGTAATAGTGGGTGAAAATGAAGTGTAAGTAGCATTTATGTTAAACTCTCTTCTACAAAATCTTTAAATCTTAAGTAATTTAGTCCGTCTAACCAATATTGATAGAAAGTATTATTTTGATTACCTACAACAAATTTATACTGAGAAAATATAGCAGAATCTTTATCTTTCTCACTTGGTAACTCATCATGATGAGGTGTGTGGCTATGAAAAATACCCCAGCATTCTTCTCCGTATTTAAGAAGCGCAACGGGGTCTAATATAAAAGTATCTTTAGGATTAGGACTTATATTATCACAAGGAATATATTTAAAATCTTTTGTAATAATACCGCAACACTCAACATTTGGATTTTTTTCCATATGTTTTTTAAAAGACTGAATTAAGTCTTCATACCTATCCATTTATATACCCCCATCGTATATTGTTTATAATAAGAACCATAAGTAGTTATATGTGACGTATGATTCTGTAATACATGTAAAATTTTATTATCGCCTATATAAAGAGCACAATGATTAGTGACTGCAGATGACCCCATAACCATAGTGATACCACAAAAAAGTTCTAATTTATCTATCTTTTCCCAACCTCTTAAACCTGCTAAACTATCATCAAAATATCTTTCATGATTTCTTGAATACCAATTTTCATCAAGAATATTACAAAAAGTTCTTGTTGAATATGGTATATCTATATCTAATTCTTGTTTATATACGTATTTTAATAAATTAAAACAGTCTAATCCTTTTTCTGGATTTGTGCCTAAATGTTTAAAAGGTATTCCTACGTACTTATTCCAGTCTGTCGCCATATACTCGCTATTATACCTCTCCAAACATCATTTAAATTATCAATCTTGGAAAAGCGCCCTTCTTCTAAATGTATAAATTTATTATATCCAACATACATTCCGAAATGAGTTGGTAGTAATCTTCCAGACTTAAATAGTATTACATCATATTCTTGCAAGTCTGTCAAGTTAACTTTTGAAGCAACTAAAGAAGCACCAGTTTCTATATCTTGTATAGAAAAACGTTTCATCCAAGCTTTACCATCTAATGGTTTACCTTCAGGCATATTTAAATATTCCCATAAAGCGTCAAACACATTAGATTTTAATTCTGTTTTATAAATGTCATTTATTAACGTAATACAATTATTATTTAAATAATCATGTTTTTTACCTAAATATTTAAGATATTTTAATTGAGTCATACCAATCTGCTAATTCAGGAACTACTGCGGTAAAATTTTCATTTCTATTTCTATCTAAAATAGAAGTTATAGATTTAAAATTTGTTTGTAAGTCTTTTTTATTTGAAACTTCACCTTTTAAAAATCTTAACCAATCTAATATATGATGTATTTGATATGTACTTAATACTTCTTTATTAGCGTTTATATAATTTTTATAGTGTTGTAATATTTTCTTTTTTTCTTCTAAAGGTAATATCTGACAAGAAAGGTATTCGGGGGTAACTAAGGTAGTTCCAAAAACAGTTATACCTTTAGAGTTAGCCCAGGATATTAAATCTGTCATAGAATATATACTCATAATATGTATTACAGAACTTATAGTTCTTATATAAGGTTTTACTTTATAAATATTAGTATTAAACTGTTCCCAATCTAACTCTTTTCTTATATATTCAGCAGTTTTGCCGTAGCCATCACAACTTACCCATAGATTAACACTTTTAAATTTTTCCCATATAGAAGGTAAGTCATACTCTTTGTATTTTAATATAGAAAGGTTGGTATTATAGTTAATAGTAATATCAGTTTTATTTTTTGAAAGTAAAAATTCTAAAAGTTTATAGTGACCTTCTAATACAAAAGGTTCTCCACCCGCAAAATATATAGTATCAATCGTAGGATATATGTCTTCTAAAGCTTTCCATAAATTATCATTATTAACCCAGTTATCTTGTATTCTAGCTTCTTTGTCATTAAATAACAATTTACTTTCTTTTATCCAAGAAGTACTAGCATAAGAACCACAACTTCTGCATCTGAAATTACATATATTACCAAATCTAATATCTATGAATATTGGAGGTGGAGGAGTTAAAGTATTTTGTAAATACGCATATTTTGACCACAGAGTATTAGCATTATGTTTAGGATTTTGTTCTACACCTAAATTTTCTTTATCATAACAAGCTTTTTTACATTGTTCAGGAATTTCACCTTTTAAAAATTTCTTTCTTATATCAACATATTTAGTACCGTGCCAAACATCCATTAAAGTATCTTTATTTGACCCTAATAAGTACTCTTCTTTGTCTGATTGGGAGGAAAAACAACATGCTTTATAATTACCCTTTATATTTCCGTGTATATGAACCCAAGGTAGTATACATCCTTTAATAGTCATTACTGTTTTGGAACCTGCCTTCCTGTTCCGGGAAAAGCCCCGAAATGAATTACGTTATTTCTTATTTTACAAGCTTGGTATGATTTTGCACACTCATCTTCAGTTGCTGATACTCCTATCTCGTTACCAGTAGTTATAGGATTAGTATTAGCATTTAGTACAGGAAAAGTTCCTGGTATAGGTCCCCCATTCGGACCTGGGTATTGACATTCAGAACCTTTATACTCCCATTGACAAGTATTTTTATAGAATTTACGTTTTGGAAGTTGTAATTTAAAGTATTGAAGCCAACTAGTTAAAACAAATTCAGCAAAATTTTCATTTAAAGCTGAAAGTTCTGTAACTTTAAATACGTCTTTTATATAAGCTTCTGGATCGTACTCTGGGTTTACTATAAATAAATTTTGTTCATTAGCAGCATTTGAAATGTTGTTGCTTAATATTAAATAATTATCATCAAGTATAGAAACCACAGATACTTGAGAGTTAGAAGTAGTAGTTGCAACAATATCTCCTAATCTATAAGGAGCACTATTATAAACTTGTATTAAATTACTATCTAAACTTATAATTTTTGAGTGTTCCGGCCAATATTGAAGATGACTGGCAAATGTAGACTTAATCTCGACTACCCCACCTAAAAAGTCTCTTGAATCATATTTTAAATTTTTCCAAGTTTCTCCTGCTGATACAGCTCTTTCATAGCTCCAAGCAACGTTTGTTTTACCATAATATGTATCAACAATTGTTTGGTTATAAGCACTATGACCTATTACTGTTGCGGGATCGAGACCTGATACTAATTCACCATTAACATAACCTACTGCAGAATTAGAAGTAACATTACCTACTAAATAAGGATTTTCTACAAAATTAGTAATTAAATTATCGTAATTTGAAACTCGTACAGTAACTCTATCAATAGTACCATCAGAAGAAGTACCTATACCATCAGTTTCCATTGGATAAGCTACATAATTTTCTCCACCAAAAGATACATTATAATATAAATCTGAGTGTATATCTCCTATAACTTCAGCTATTCTCCAAGGAATATCTGCTGGCCAAGATAGACCTGCACCGCTACCACCAGGATTTCCTTTTTCATTAGGAGGATACCATTCTCCTGGATAATAAAATGTAAATAGTCTCACAATAGGAGGTTGAGTAAAAGCATTTTTACTTCTGATAAAAGGACTATTTGTTACAGCAGTAATAACAGTGGAAGATGAATTTTGGGCATTACCAAGAGATAATGCAGAAGAAACATAACTTGGAGAGTATACATTACCAGTATCTCTTCTAATTACTAAATCTCCGGTAGGAGCATTAGCAATAGTTATAGTATTATTACCGCTGTAATACTTCCAATTCTCTCTTGGCTGAACTCTTCCTCCAATATATAAACTTAACTCAGTATCATAAAGAGGGATAACAGATGCTGGTACTGTAAAAGATGTGGTACCAGTAAAATTTAATATTGTATCTACAATAGCGGTATTAGAAATTTTATAATGAGTACTAACTACAGACTCACCAACTACAAACTCTTGAAAAACATTGTTAACTTTTACTTTTATATTATTAGTAACAGTATTTACGTTTGCTATATAAGCATAAGTATTTGAACTTAAACCAATAAAGTTATTACCGTTTGTAAAAGAAGCGGCATTAGAAACTGTAATAATATAATCGTATAAACGAGTTGTCATTAATTAAAATCTTCCTGGAAACTAAGTCTTACATTATAGTAATTTTGCGTTAGAGCTGTTCCAGAAGATATTACTTGTTGAATCTCTAAAGGACCATTAAATCTAGTTCTTACTGTACCAGTATCATTAATATGTGTCAAGTCAAAAGTGAAAGTTTCAAACTCTCCGTTTCTTGCACGATAAAAATTTTGTATAGCTTCTTTTTCTATACCTGTTACATTAGTATAAGTAAGCTGAAAGTTTCTTTTAGGTCTACGTGACATAAGTCTACGTTTTTCATATCCTGCTTGTGAAGAATATTTTGAAACATTAAACTGGTCTTGTATCATAAAACCATTATTAGGTTTTCTATCTCTCATATCTGTAAAACGAGTTGTATAGGTTGATTCAGTAGTAAAAGCTCTAATCTCAAGAGTAGTATTTGCGAAGTTACCGCTAGTTCCAGCAACAGCAGGTGCTGTAACAAAATCTATACCATTTAATCCTAGTGTAGTACTTGGATAGGTATATGCTTCTTGATTTTGCATAATTCCTGATAAGATAACAAAAATAGCATTAGCTTTAGGTGCAGAACCTAAAACAGCTTGGGGTAGGGAAAAAGATGTTCGTACTCCATTTAGTACATAAGAGTTACCTCCAACAGTGGTAAAAGAAGTATTAGAGTAGTTGACATGACTAACAATTAATGTAGGAGCTGACCTTATTTTTCTATATTTTGCGGGTAAATCAATACACCTAACTACCATCGTATCTGCATCTGGAGGATAGAAAAAAGACACTGTAGCATTGTTATTAGATAAGTAGTAAGATGATATGTCTTGTACTATACCATCAATAGTAATAAATACCTCTGCTGGATATGATACTGTTATTGGTAAATTAAAATCTACTCTAGCTGCTGTATTACTAAAAGTTGTTTGACCACCTGTTATCGTAGCAAAAGCAGTAGCAGAAATTGTTGCATCATCTGGATATATAGCCATTATGTATTCCCTCTAATCGAACGTCTAATTGGACCATTTGAATTTAGATCCTTAAGTATAAGTTTAACGATAGCTGTCTCACCATCAATCTGTGTTTCACCTTGTTGAGCTTCTTTTGGTTGACCTGAGTTATCTACTTGAACTTTAACATTAGTAACCCCTCCAGAAGATTTACCTGTTGCATTCATACGCTCCATAGAAGAACGACCGATTGAATCTACAGCAGATTTCTTCATTACGAACTCGCCTGGCTCTAGTAGGGCAGGTAAACTATCGCGCATTTGTACTCCGCCGCCTGCGGCGAAGCGTGCGATAGCTCCACTACGGTCTATAAAACCTCCTGAAGCTGTAGCTAATCCAAACATATCTATGAATGATCCTGCAGGAAATCCTCCACCACCTCCACCACCTCCAGAAGCTGCAACCATTCTTAGCCCAGCAGCTGCTTCTACGGCAGCACTAGCTACGTTTTGATCAGCACCAGCTTCTAACTGTTTAGGAAGTTGTAAAGCCTGACTTACTCCAGCTTCTAATAACTTAGAATCAGCATTAAATAAGCTTGCACTTGCACCAATATCAGCAGCATCAGCTCCTGCTAATACAGAAGGATTTAAGTCGTTGTTAAAATAATTTGATCCGGCTATAGTACCCTCATTAAAAGCTTCAAGATTAGGGCTTAGATCTTTAAAATTATCACTTACAGTAGTGACATTTTCTGAAAGACCGTTTAAAGGCTCCTGAAGATCTGCACCAGGGCCAGGAACTCCTAAATCTGAAGGTCTTGCAGTAGGCATTGGAATATTGCTCGGACCAAAACTTTGATTAGGAAAATTAGTATCATTAAAACCGCCACCCGGTGTGTTTAAAAAGTAATCTTCTTGATTAGCAGCTCCAGGTTCACCATAAGCTCCTCTATCCGCTGCAGCTTTTGAAGCTGAGTTTGTATATGTTTGCATAGGATACCCAAACTCATCAGGAACTTTACCAGCAGCTTGTGTTTCTAATGTTCGAGCATTAATTTCTGCATTATAAGAAGGGGAAGGTCTTGTAGTATAGTCTGTAGTAAAGTTATCAGGTCCCGGAGTACTTGTAGACATACCAACTGGATTAGGCTCTATTCTATCAGTAAACTTAGTTCCTGTATTAGTTACAGAAGGGGCTATATTGTCAAGTTTACTAAAATCAGATACGGAGGTACCAGAAGGAGCTACCTCTGGAACTTTTCCTCCTGCTATCTCTGCAGTAGTTGCTGCGTCAGGTTTTACACTGATAGTAGCAACTTTTTTAGTTACTAAATCAGTAGATTCTTGTACTGCTTTTGCAGAGTCTTGTACTACTTTTGCAGATGCTTTCGTAGCTGCTGTAGTAGCTGCTGTAGTAGCTGCTTGTAGAGCTGCTGGAGTTACTCCTTCTGCTACTTTTGCCGCCGCTGGAGCAGCTCCTTCTGCTGCTTTTGCCCCAGCACCGCCAGCAGCCGCCTCAGCTGCTCCTTGTCCGCTACAACACATCACTCCCGGAGTAGCCCCAACAATATATACAGAAGTTACACCAATATCTTTTAGACCTCCAGCAACTTTACCTATATCTCCTCCAACATTTTTAGTAAGTTGCTCTGCTATAGTAGAACCTACACCTGCGGTAGATCCTGTCATTCCAGAAATTAAATCTTTAGTAAATCCAAAAACCATTTCTTTAATTGGTTTTGTTATTACTTCATTAACAAGAGCTTTAGTAATATCAGATAGAATACTTACTATCATCTGTTTAAAGCCTTGTTTAAAGTTTTCCATAGTAAGAGTACCATTAGCAACGGCATCTACAAGAGAATTTAAACTCTTTTCAATATTATTAGTTATAGCTTCGGCGCTCTTTACCGCTAGAATTACGAATGAGTTATTGGCACGCTCCGCCTCTCTCTTGAGAATCTCAAGAGCTTGTGTAGCAGCAAGAAGTTTATTACCTGTTTCAGCTAATACAGTATTATATTTTGCTTGAGAAGCTGCTACAGAATCATTCATTCTAAGCTTAGCAACATCTCTTTCTTGCTGATTAATTTTTTCTAAAGCTTTTTGGTTATCACCATAGGAACTTCCTAATTCATTTAAAGAAGTTCTTAAGGCATCTTGTGCATTTGTAAGAGCTGTAAAAGTCTCTGTTAATTTACCCTTAGATTCATCTAGTTGAAGCTTAATACTATCTCCTAGCTGTTTCTCTCTTAATTGTCTTTCTATAGTTAAATCAGATATTTCTTTAGCTTTATCTGGGGTAGTTATAGCTAGAAGTTTACTATAATTATTTAAAAAGTCATTGAATACTTTAGATAGCTCTTCTGGGTGTTTTGTGAAAACTTCTATCTGCCTAGATATAGCTGTAAAATTGGCTGAGGCAAGTACTGCATTTTGTTCAAATTCTTTCTTTCTTACAGTTAACTCTTCTTCTTTAGATTTTGCATCCACATCAATTAAAGATTTTTGATAATTTAATTTTTCAATTTCACGAGCATAATTTTCTGTAGCTAGCTCTTTCTCTTTTTGAAGAGTAGCAGCAGCGGAGGCCACTTGAGCACCTAAAGCTTTTTTAAGATCGTTTAATTCTTCTTGTTTAAATTTTATCTCTATATCCATCTTATTCTTATCAGTGAATAGAGGTCCAAGAACACCTGACATCATAGATTTAGCTTCGTCTTCTCTACCTTTTCTTAGTATGTCAATTCTTTCGGCAGAAAGTTCATTTAATCTTTTCTGTCTTTCAATAGCATTTAGTTGGTTTTGAATAACAAGAGTATTATACTCTTTTTGTTTATCATTTAATTGAATAGCATTGTTTAGTCTCTCTCTTTCAATACCTGACTTAATAGATATTGCTTGCTTTTGTAACTCATCAGTCTGTTTTTGATACTCAAGAGTTACTTCATAAGCTTTTTTAAATACCTCTAATATAGAACCACCAATAGCTTTTTTTGCTGTTTCTGCAAGACGTAGTATAGCGTCCTCATCACCACTAGGCTTATATTCAGGACCTACATCTTGTCTGCTTCTTTCAATATTTTTTTTAATCTGCTCCCCAGCAGCTACTTGTGCCTCTAATGCGTCTAGTTTATTAGCTTCTACCTCAAGACTTGTTTTTGCTAAATCACCATTTAAACTTATTAATCCATTAATTTGGTTAAGAGAATCAATTTGTGAAGAAAAAGATTTTCTAGTTTGATCTTGTATTTTAAGTACAGCTTCTTGAAGAGCAGATTCTACTAAGAAAGATTCTCTCTCTTTCTTTTTTACTTCAAGTTTTTCTAATGCTACCTTTAATGCTTTTTGATCTGCGAATTTAGTATCTTCTTGTAATTTTTTAATCTCTTCTCTTAAACTAGTTTCAAAAGCTAACTGATCGGCTCTAGTTTTTCCTAGTCCGTTTAAATCAAGTTGTCCTTTTCTTAGCTTTTCAGTATCAGTTACAATATTACTAGTAAATGCAACTAGTTTAGCATTAATCTCATTAGTAGCAGTAGCCGCAATCAACTCTTTACCTTTTAATTTTTTTATTTCTTCTAGTGTTTTAAACTGAACAGATAGCTCACCACTTGTTCCTTTGATAACAGCTAAACCATCTTCATTAATTTTTACTGATTCTGCAACTTTTGTTGCGGATAATCCAGTAACGGCAGATATGTAACCGCCAATTTCTACTTGTTGTTGATTTAAATTTTTAATTTTTTCAAGAGCTACTATTTGAGCTAATAGTAATTTAGTAGTGTTGGAATCTTGACCTGTATTTAAAGATTCTCTAGCTTTATCTATGCCTGCTTGTATAGAATCTTGAAAAGCTTTTCTATCTCTAAGTCTTTTTTGCTCTAAGTTATCCTGCTCTTGTAAAAGAGCTACCTGTTGTTTAGAGTCTTCGATAGCTTTTCTAGCACCTTCAGTTTTAGGCCCGTTTCTACCACTAAAAGATCGAATAAGATTCTGAGGTTCAGCAGCTTCTGCAATACGACCTTGAAATTCTGCTTGAGCTTTTTTACTAGCTTTAAAACCTCCAGATATAGCATCAGCTATATCTTTTTGTATAGTTTCTGCATTAATTTTTATAGAAGCTTCGCCAAAGAAAGTAGGTATTTTAATCTCCCCTTCTAAGTCTCCTTTTAGCTTTTGAGCTTCAAAGCTAGCAGCAGTTACAGCAGCTGCAACCCCATCTATACCTTTTTTAGTTTGTAAGCTTACCTTATCAAGACCTAAAAAGTTATTTATAATACTACCTATACCCTCGATAAACTTATCTACTACGCCCTTAATTCCAAAAGCTTCTAGTATTTTTGGACCTAATAATCCAAAAAGAGAAATACCTAACAGTACAAGATTAAAAGTTTTAAGTAACCCACTAGCAAAACTACCTATAAGGCTTAAACCTTTACCAAAACCTGCTACCGCAACAGCTCCAGCATTAGCAAATTTATTTTGGACCTCGATAACTTTATTATTAGCAGTTACTTGAGCAGTGTTATGCTCTTGCGCTCTAGTAGCTCTTTCTAAGTTAGCTGTATTATTTTTAAATGCGGTAGTTCCTTCAACATTATTAGCTAATCTTCTTTTAGCAGTTTCTTGCTCTGTCTTTAGAAATTTATTATTAGCATCTAATATATTATTTAGTTCTTTAAGCTGATTAACAGAAGCTTTACCAGATAATGCTAATCCAATTAGATTATCTCTAGCATCTGCACTTGTTCCTAACCCTTTTCTTAATTTAAGATCAAAATTACCCGTAGCTACTGCAAGTTCTTGTAAAACTTCCGCAGATTTTTTACCACTACCTAAGAAGTTAGTAGATAAAGAGTTAGAAACTTC